AACGAGAAATGGAATATAAACGCGCTCTTGTTGGGGCAGTGTCCACGCGTCAAAAGGTTTTTCATACTAAAATATCAGGACAAGAGGGATATAGAAAACAAAATGGTCTTGCTGCAGCCCAGAAAGACTATAGAGATTTTGCGTGGATCTTAAAAGGATAATTATGGCTATAAACACTAGAAGAACAAGAGGCGGCTCACGAAACCCTCGTAACGAAATTTCACCACTTTTTAGGGCACTTACGCGCATTTTTTCGGGCCCAATTGTAAACTATAAAGCAAAAAGTATTGCTCTTGACCGTCGAAGAAATTTAGATAAGTATTCAAAAAGATTTCGCTCTCTGGCAGGTTTAGAATTTAAGAAATCTGAATATAATCCATTTAATTATATGAATAGTCAGATTATGGTTAATCATAATCGAGGCGAGCGCTACTTAGATTTTGACCAGATGGAATATACGCCAGAGTTGGCTTCTGCGCTGGATATTTATGCTGATGAGATGACCACACACAATCTTATTAATCCTATTTTAAAAATAGAGTGCCCCAATCAAGAAATTAAGGGAATTTTAGAAGAGTTGTTTTTTAATGTTTTAAATATCAGTTCCAATATGTATAGTTGGGCTCGTAACATGTGCAAATATGGTGACTATTTTCTTTATTTGGATATTGATGAAAAGTTGGGCATTACCTCTGTCATTGGCCTCCCAGTTAGAGAAATTGAGAGGCTAGAGGGTGAAGATGATAGTAACCCCAACTATGTTCAATACCAATGGAATTCGGCCGGAATGACTTTTGAAAATTGGCAATGCGCGCATTTCCGTGTTTTAGGACAGGACAAGTATGCGCCTTATGGAACATCTGTTCTTGAGCCAGCCCGAAGAATCTGGCGCCAGTTGATTTTAATGGAAGACGCGATGATGGCGTATAGAATTGTCCGCGCCCCAGAGAGAAGGATTTTTAAAATTGATGTCGGCGGGATCCCACCAGAAGACATTGAGCCCTACATGCAAAAAGTCATTACAAACATGAAACGACATCAGCTTGTCAATGAAGATAATGGACGAGTTGATTTGCGCTATAATCCCATGAGCATTGAAGAGGACTATTACTTGCCAGTGCGTCAGGGGTCAATGACTGATATTGTTGCCCTTCCCGGCGGCCAGAACGCAGCAGCTATTGATGATGTAAATTATTTGCGAGATAAGCTGTTTTCTGCTATTAAGATCCCAAAGGCTTATTTATCTCAGCACGATTCAATACCCGAAGATAAAACCACTTTAGCTCAAAAAGACATTCGTTTTGCTCGTACCATTCAGCGCTTGCAAAGGGCGATGGTTACGGAATTAGAGAAAATGGGTATTATTCACCTTTATACAATGGGATATAGGGGCGACGACATTATTTCATTTGACCTGTCCTTAAACAATCCATCTAGATTGGCCCTTTTACAAGAATTAGAGTTCTTAAAAACCAAAATGGAGACAGCGTCTTCAGCACAAGAGACATATTTTAGTCGTCGTTGGGTCTCCGAAAATATTTTTGGCATGTCAGGCGATGAATTTTTACGCAATCAGCGCGAAAGGTTCTACGATAAGAAGATGGATGCGGCCCTTGAAGCTGCAGCACAAGAGCCAATGTTTGAACCACCCGGAGGGGCAGGCGCCGAAATGGACGCTCCTGAAGGTGGCGAGTTGGGCGGTGGCGAGGGGCCCCCCGCTGGTGAACTGGGCGGTGAATTAGGTGGCGAAGCCGCACCCGAGGCGCCAGCAGGCCCCGAAGAAACAACCCCACTTTTGGCTGAGCCGGGCGCCGCCAAAAGAAATGATGGGCTAACCCCCGTTAAAATGACCTTTAAAGACGGAAGTGAAATGTATGTCGGCCAAGGCAAGGGAAAGCGGTATACCCCGGTACCCCTCTTTAAGGATAAAAGAAAAACCGCTGGCAAATCTAAACATTATAAGCACTTAGCTGGAAAATCTAGAAATTTAGATCGTCTGGGACGAGGTATTGTGGAATCAAAGGAGACTATTTATAATAACTTAGAATCTCAGTTGAAATCATTAACTGAACAGGGACATAAGATAGTTGATGAAACGGAGAAGATAATTGATGAAGTTCAAGCATAACAAAAAAAGAAATGTGGCATTTATCTATGAAGCTCTTATAAGGGAGTTGGCTGTTGCCACTTTAAACGAAAAACAGGATAAAAAAAAGAAAATTCAAGAAGCTGTAAAAACACTATTTTCCAAGAATAGTGTTTTAGGCAAAGAATTGCGGCTTTACAAAACATTATTAGAAACACGCAACGTAGATTATATAACGGCTGAAAAGATTTTATACGAAGTCCGACGAGTTTATTCATCTTTTAACCAAAAGGCGGTTTATGACGCACAGACTGCTGCAATTCACCACATAAATCATGAAATTACGCCCAAAGTGTTTGCCAAGTTTGTTCCAAATTATAAATCCTTGGCTACAATTTATAACTTCTTTAATGGTGATGAATTAAATATTAAAAATAAAGTTCTTTTAGAGCGCCAAATTATTGAAACAATGGTGCGTGAAAAAAAGAAGCTCAAAGAAGAAAAGAAGCCAATAAACAGGCTTATCGTTCAGACTTTTGCTAAAAAGTTTAATGAGACCTATGGAGGTTTATTAGAAGAGCAAAAAAGCCTTTTAGCTAAATTTGTTTCTTCTTCTTTTGAAGAAGATACAGAATTAAAAGTCTTTGTAAATGAAGAGCTAGAGAGGATTCGTGCTATTGTTGTTGCGTCCTTTGAGACAAAAGAAATCAAATCAGACACCATTATGTTGGAAAATAGTAAAAAAGTTTTAGACATGATTGATTCTTTTAAACATAAAAAGAAGATTGATCAAGAAGGCCTCATTTTAGTTTTAAAAATGCAACAACTTGTTAAGGAAATAAAAAGCTAATGCCATTAGAAATTGCCATTGGTGTAGAAAGAGAAGAGGGCCCAGAAGGAGCCAACACCCCGGGTCTTATAATAAACTTACAAGGGAAGATTATTAGAATAAAGCTTGATGCTAGAAAATCGCTTGATGGCAATATTATGATTTTCGATCACAAGTTTTTTGATGTTATTTTAATTCCATTTAAAAACAAGGTTTTAACCATTCCCAAGTCAAATCAGAATCTCGATGTGTATGAGATGATGGACCACTTTTTTCAGTTTCTTGGTCAAAGAGGCGCGATTGTAGGTGGAAGTATTAGAGGTGGTAATGTTTTTGGCTCTTTAGAGGCTTTTTATCCTGTCAATGAAGAAATAGATGTTTTACAGGTGCTTCTGCTGCTTATTTATGAATATCTTCAGGAACACGCTGGAGCGTTTAGTAAGCTGTTTAAATACATGGACGATATTGATGACATGTATGTTGATCCAGACGCTGACGACTCGACAGCATACGGCGAAGTTCCTCAAGCGCCGGAAAAGGGCACTCTGCCCTCTCCCTACGATAAGCCATACGGACTGCTTTATAGAATTTGAGGTAAAATGCAACTATTATTATTTATTCTTGTGTGCTATGGGCTCACACAAACTTTGGTTTATGGAACAATATTTCAAAAAATAAGGCCTAAACATCATTTTTTTCATTGCCCAATGTGCATGGGCTTTTGGGTAGGTGTGTTGGTCTACGGACTTTCTTTTTATACAGAACTATTTACTTTTGAACTCAATTGGGCAACTCCGTTTTTATTGGGTTGTTTGAGTTCTGGCACTTCCTATGTGCTGTGTATGTTGGTAGGAGACGAGGGCTTAAACCTCAAGAGGAATTAAAATGAAACTTACTAAAAGACAACTTAAGGCCCTTATTAAAGAAGAGGTGAGGGGCTTGCTTAAAGAGGCGATCAGCGAGCCTGAATTAAAAGCGATTAAAGATACCGTAAGGCTTTTGAAACTGATCGAACAGATTCCCGCTCTAGAAGGACTGTGGGGCGAGGAAGAGGTTGCACGGCTGCTCGACCCAGATAGAGGCGAGTGGGTAGTTAAACTTGAGCAGGCCATCAGCAATTTAGATCCA